CATAATAACGAGGTGCATACACATACTGTGTGAAGTCAGCAGAGTTGCTATCAAGATTGAATACTTGGGATCCACTTATAAAAACTCTAAATATGTCTGCTCCTGGGAAACCAAAATACGTCGTTGTGTTTCCGCGATGGCGCACATAATCATCAATATCAATTTGTGCCATTTGTGACGTAGAAGCAAAATCGCCATAATAGTTATTATTGTCAGAATCGTAATAACGAGGCCCATATACATCTACAGAAAAATCAGCGCTATTGTTGTCTATATTTAAACGCTGTACTGCATCTGTCCAAACTCTAAACGTGTCGTTTGTTTCAAATCCAATATAAGTATTAGCATTAAATCTATGCCTAACATAATCATCAAGTAGAATTGTTTTTACTTCAGAATCTCCAGCGGGATCTACAAAATAATTTTCATCATTTAAGTCGTAATATGCAGGAGCTTTAATTATAACATTTGATATGTTTTCAGTTAGGCCTACAGACCATCTTAAGATATTATCAATATAAGTTCGTACCAGGCTACTTTGAATATTAATATAGTCATTGGTGTTACCACCGCCGCCACTGAGGTTTCCACCCAATTCAATGTTATTAACTACAGAAGTTGATGCTGGATCTATATAATAATTATTATTATCAGCATCCACAAACTGTGTACCGAAAACTTTAGACGTTACAACCCAATTATCTGATGCATCAGAATACGCTGCCCAGTTTAATGAAGCGTTTAAAAAGCCAATTTCACCATTATTTGCATAAAGATCTCTATCCTGGCCTGTTGTTGCAAAACTAATTCTAGCATTGCCAACGCCGTCTCCTATAGTAATATCATCTTCAAATGTGATATGACCATTGGCAGTATCATCTGCATCTGCTCTTAAGAATTGCCCCGCGTGTAATCCGTCAACAGAGTCCGCGTCAAATCCGTTACCCGCGCCTTCATCGGCAGTTGTAATAATACGACCTAAGTCAGTACCTGCAGAAATAAGTTTAAACCAATCATTTGTCTCATCCCAAAGTAAAGATGAGTTTGCCTGTGATCCGCGACGTATTTCAAAACCAGAGTTTTCTGTAGGAGTACCAGATGTGTAGTCTGCATTAAGAGTAAAGATATTATCTGAAACCAACATATTAACTGTATTAGCATATGTTGTTGTGCCAGAAACATATAGATCTCCAGTTACAATAATCTGTCCGTCAACCGTTAAGTTGCCAGTCATAGTATCATCTTCATCTGAACGAAGGAATTGTGTTGAGTCTAACCCATCAATTAAGTCAGCATCTAGGCCAGAGCCTGAACCATCGTTGCCAGCATTCCAGAATACATAACCATTATAACTTGGCTCACGCTTAAAGTCAATACCAGTTGAATTAAAATCTAAATCTACCGAACCGTTATAAAGTATTTCAACGCCAGATGTATCATCATAAAAAATGAGTCCATTATCTTGGCCAGCATTTGTAATTTTATAATCGCCAGTTCCGACATTTAAAATTTGGAGAGCATCAGAGTCACCAACAAATTTAGCAATAACAGCGCCGCCCGTTCCACCTGAATTAGTAAATGTTACGGTTGGTGTTGCTAAAACTGTTTGAGAAGCGTCTATTGCACCAGTAAATTTTGATGTGCCTGTAATTTGTAATCGTTGACCGGTGTCTGTTGTAGAACCAATAATTACATCTTCTTCTGTCAAGAGACCATTCTTGACTATAAACTTTTTATCATTAGCCATTCGGTTCACTCTCCCCAGTTTGGCGTGCTATTTTAGTTCTATTTATATTATGATTTTAATAGTGTTGCTACGATTTTGTAATTAGAAGAACCCGAAGCTGATACAGCAACCAAGCCTACATTGCTCCCTGAGATACTAACATCAAATGTAGCTAACTCAGAACTAGTATAAATTACACCATATTCTGTTGCAATTGCAGTTGATCCATTATGTGTAATTAACAGTTTTGTTACTTGTCTATCTGGGCTATCTTTAACTGTAACTATTACTTCGGCGCTACCCCAATCTGCGTGTGGAAATTGCAAAATAGGAGTTGGGAATGTAGTGCTTGCGTTTACTTCTGTAGATATTGTTCTTGAATATGATTGGTAAATGTCAGCATTAACGATTAGATCACCCGACATGGTATCGCCAGTAACATCTACGAAGTTAGCGTTTGCTTGAGCTTTTGTGAAATAACGAGGATCTAAAGCACCATTATCTAATTCGGTTTCTGTATAATAGCGACTATCTAATTGGCCATTATTTAATTCTGTTTCTGTATAATATCTTCCATCTAAGTTATAAGAGCCGATTGACGTAACGTGTCCATATGTGTCAATATTTAAATCTTGAATAACTGTGCCACCGGCATTATTAACACTAGATGCTGTTGAAGTATCTTGGTGGTTAAGTGTAACATCTCCACTCAAAGCACCGCCGCCAGTTAGTCCGTTTCCAGCAATTACTTGTGTTGTTTTATCAACCTTTGCAGAAAGTAAAGTATCTGTTTCTGTTTCTGTATAATAGCGCGTGTCAAGATAAGTTGTAATGTCTGTATTAGAAACAGATTGGACATGACCAAAGCCATCAAATGTTATTTCATTTATAATATTTGGTAACGTTACGCTGACATCTTGAACTGATGAAGTATCTCCATGTTCAACAGATATTGTAAAGTTATTTGCACTGTTAAGATTAAATGAACCCGTACCAGTAAGACCGTTATTTGCTGTGATAGTAACTAAACCGTTACCAACAAGACTTGAAGCAGTATTTGCCGCTTGATCTAAAATACCTGCTGCATCGTATCCATCTAATTTATCAGCATCTAATCCAGATCCTGCACCATCTACTGTTATTAAAGTATCTAAAACATCTTGGGCATTACCAGTTGTCAATACTGTGCCTGTTGCGTCAGGTAAAGTTAAAATTCTGTTTGCAGTAGCTGTATCTGGCGTAATAGTTGTTGTAAAGCTACCATTATTAAAAACAAGGTTTCCGTCTAAGTTTAATGCAGCAAAAGTTGGTGAAGAATTAGCATCTAAACCAGATGCAACACCACTTATATTACCGGCAGAACTTAGTGTTAAATCAATACCCTGCTGCCCTGCGGTATCGCTTACACTAACCGCGACGGTACCAGTAGCATTTGGTAATGTAATATATCGTTCTTGCGTTGGATTGTCAACCTGCAATCTTGTGAATATGCTATCTTGAACGGATCCTTGAAACTTAATAAGTCTATTTGTACTAACAATAAAGTCAGAATTTGTTTGAACAGTTTGCGAAGCACCGTTAGTAGCAGAACCAACAACAAACAACGGAGAAGAAATATTTGGAGCATAAAAATAATGATACCCAGTTGGACCCGATGTGTTTAAAGTATATCTTGCGTAGCTGTTTGTACCAGAATCTAAAGTAATATCTAAGTTTGCTGAAGTCGCACCGTCAATATTGCCTAATCTTAAAGCTGTGTGACTAGTAGTTTCATTAATTTTAACTTCATTAAACTCATTAATCTTTTGCCTAAAAACAGATCCATCACCGGTTGTAACAGCAAATGTGCTATTTGCAGAATACCAATCAATAGCATCAACACCGGCAACAGCCGTGTTAGACATTGAAGTAATTCTACCATCTAAACCAACTGTAACAATTGGAATTTGAGAAGCTGACCCATATGTTCCAGCAGAAACACCAGTATTTGCAATATCAGTTGTGACCGACATAACACCAGTGTTAGATGTAACTGTTCCCGTTACGTCGCCATTAAGCTGAATAGTAAGATCTTCTTCAATTCTATCAAGCTTAGCAATCTTAGCATTAAACTTGGATCCGTCGCCTGTTTGGATTGTAAGAGTATTGTTAGCATCGGTAAAGAAGAAATCGTCTACGCCTGCAACTGCTGTATTTGAAGCTGCAGTGATTCTACCATCTTCGTCAACCGTAAAAATAGGAATCTGAGACGATGTGCCATATGTGCCTGGAGTAACACCCGTGTTTGCCAACTCTGTTGAAATAACCAGTGTTCCGGTGTTGGAAAAACCAGTTCCAGTAACTTTTCCAGATAATGTTAAATCTAGGGACGCAGGAGGAACATTTGAAAAGTTATTATAGTCTAAATAATAAGAACCGTGTTGACCATCAAGCAGGTCAGCATCTAAACCTGAGTTTGCGCCGTCAACTGTTGATAGTAAAGTAAGAATAGAATTTGCATTTAAGTCTGCGGAAATATCAACAATCGACTCAGTATTTGATGCTATGTGATATTTCTTAAAATATAGTTTACCATCATTTGTATTAATGGCAACCTCACCCAGCTCTAACTGGGATACAGTAGGTATACGGCCGGGAACCGCACTACGTTTTAACTTAATTGTGGTTGACATATGTATGCCCCTATGTTATAATAGCTATATAGCTAATAAAAATTAAAATGATCCACCATCAATATCAGTTACTGTAACAGTTCCTGCAGTAACATCAAAGTTAGTATTACTAAATGCAGCAGCACCAATATTAGTATCTGTTGCTAATTCACTTGCGATAGTAACTTTTCCAGCAGAGATTGATGTATTTACACCTTCGCCTGCTTCAAATATCAATGTTTCACCTAGAGCAATACTCGTATTGGCTCCGGCTTCTCCAGAAATCGTAAAGTTTGGATTAGCGAGTTTAGCATTTGTAACTCCAGCATCCTTGACTCTAAGAATATCTGTATTTATTTCTATAGTTGAGTCATCAACATTTACAGAGAATTCAGTACCTGTTAAAGTTAAACCATCTCCGCCTGAATATGTACCTGCACCAGAGAATTGATACCAATTAACGTCATCAGTACCTAAAGCAAAAGTCTCAGCATCGGTTACCTGAGCAACCCAACCAGTTCCATTATTTGTAGTACCATCTGTTACAAATTGGAATGAACCAGGAATTTCCGCTGACTCATTAAAATAGCTTCCTCTAGTAAGAACAAAAGAGTTAAAGAAATTACCTTTATCTGTGACTTCATATGAGCCATTTTCTTCGGCATTTGTTTGATCTTTAACAAGTATTCTATCTCCTACATCTGGTTGAACACCGTCAATAGTCAATACACCTGCTGTATTTGCGGTAAGAGTTCCAGCAGAGTGATTGTATGTTGCTCCTAAATCTTGTGTTGTAGCGACTAATGCTGAAGGAACAATTTTGAGTCCTTGAGCTACAGCATCAACATAAGCTTTCGTGGCTGCATCTTGTGCTGCTGTAGGATCCGCAACGTCTATAATTTTTTGGCCGTTTGCACCAATATTGCCACTGGCTGCTAATGTTAGACTACCGGTTGATGCAATAGTACTTCCAGAAATTGTTAAGAAGCCAACATCAATAGAAGTTCCAACTGATAAAGTTGTTCCAATATCTCCTGATGCCCCAACAGTTAAATCTGTTCCAACGTCGAGTGCTGTTCCAACATCGAGATTTGTCTCAATCTCAAGATGTTTAATAAGTGAGTCGGTTCCACCAGGATGCAAGAAATATGTCGTAGCGTCTGCATCAATAAATCTTTCAGCTTTAACATCACCATTTGGAACGATCCAATCACCCGTTTGGATATCCGCGTATGCAGCATAAGCAAAAACACTATCTAGGAAGCCAACGTTTCTACCGTTTGTCCAAAGGTATGCTGTACCTAGGCTACCACCCATTGAAAGCTGTGATGTTGCTTGATTATAGCCAATTTCAAGTAAGTTAATTCTCGACGTACCGTTCGGATCTAGATAGTATACATTATCATCGTAATCAATAAATCTTCGAGCATACATATAAGAATTAGAACTGATGTTACCTATAACATCGCCGCCGCCCGCAAGTTCTAAATATCTTAAATCCATATCAATTGAGTTGGATGTCGTAATGTGACCAAACTCATCTAATGTTAGATCTTGAATTACAAATCCACCTGAGTTATTAATTGACGGGTGGTCCGATGTATTACCGTGAGTAATTGTAGCAGTAGTATTTGCACCTAGTGTATGGGTAATATCTATGCCGTTCCCGGCAGTAACTGTTCTAAGGTAATCAAATCCATCTGCAATTGTCGTAATAGAAGTATTAACACCTGTTATATTAACGGAGCCAGTAACTGCACCTGTAATATCTAAATTGTAATCAGCAATAGCAAGATTAATAACGTTATTAGCATCGTCGTTTGTAACCGTAATACCTGAATGGTTCCCGCCAACGAACATAAGTGCAATAATATCACGAGACGTTTCTGTAAAGTCAGGAATCGCGTTAGCTTGAAGTTCAACAGGAATGTCTGTAGCAAATGTAATACGACCAGTATCGTCAACGATAATTCTTGGTGTATATCCATCATTACCATATGTACCAGGTTGTAATGTAGAAGGGAACCCTGTTAATCTAAATTCTATTTCGTTATTAGCAGCATCATAATTAATTTCTTCTAAACCGCGACCGAGAGTAATAGTAGGTTCATTAAATAAATTAATAGCTCTACCAGCTCCGGTAAATACTGTTTCTTTAATTCTTAAAAGGTTACCGCCATTTTTAACTGAAGATCCACCAATATCAATCTCACCCGATGCAGCATCTAGTTTTAAATCACCCGATCTTGTAGTTAGAACCTGGGTATTTGAAACTATAAATGCTTCAGTGTTCGCGGTGTAGAACCAAAGTTCGTCGTTATTTGCGCCTGCAGTTTCTTCCGCAATGATATAAGTATCACGATTAACGTCAATAACCGATCCGGCTAATCCACCCCACAATGATCCATCATAAGACTCAAATCTTGAGTCTGTTGTATTATAACGAATCATTCCTTCGGCAGCAGTATTTCCACTTGGTCTTTGTGCTGTAGTCCCAACTGGAATTGTAATTGCACCGTTCATATTGAACGTAACTACTTCGCCTTGACCTTGAATGTTTTGGACGTAAAGTGTTCTCCAATCAACTCCTGATTTACCTAAGTCAAAAGTGTTATGGCTATTAGCAACTAGGTTTGAGTCAAAGTCTGCAACAACAGTAATAGAATCTGTTGTTTGGTCACCAATTGTAATATTACCACCAATTGTAACATTTCCAGAGAATGCTGCGTTGTTAGCTGTTAAATCTCCAGTTACATTAACATCATCATAGAAGTAAGCGGTATTTGCTGCGCTTATCATAGCAGCTAAAGTGCCACCTGTAAAGAATTTTAATTGGTCGTTATCAGATCCAGGACTGTTTTCTGCAGTTATTTTTGTGTCTTGGTCTACGTCAATAACACCACCAAGGCCTGCCCAAGCAGTACCGTCATAACCTTCAAATTGCCCATCAGATGTATTAAAACGAATCATCCCTTGCTCTGCAGTAGGACGATCTCCAGTTGAGCCATTTGGTATTGTTAGGGCTCCGGTTGTATCAATAATTAAATCAACATTAGCTACGATTGATTGAGCATCGACAGTTAGTCTTTCTGTCCCCGCAGTATAGAATCTTAACTGGTCATTATCAGAACCTGGTGAATTTTCAGCCGTAATTTTTGTATCTTGATCGACATCAATAACACCGCCTAATCCAGACCACGCGGTTCCATCATAGCCTTCAAACTGTCCGTCTGTTGTATTGTATCTAATCTGACCTTGAACAGAGATTGGTCTGTTAGCAGTTGTTCCAACTGGAATTTTAAGAGCACCCGTACCAATAATATTTAAATTATTGTTAGCAGTATTAATGGTCTCAAGAATTTGAGATTCATTTACATTAAACTGTGTTCCATTAAGTGTTAAACCTACGCCAGCGGTAAATGTACCCTCACCTTGGAACTGGGTATAATTAATATCATCGACAGTAATTTGGAATGTTTCAGCATCGTCAACTATAGCAACCCAACCAGTACCACGATATGTTGTACCATCAGTAATAAAGTGGAACGATCCTGGGATCTCACTACTTTCGTTACTAAAATCGGTTCTTGTGAAAATCCAGTCTGTTGAGGCATCTCCGAGCTGAGTAACTTCATAAGCGCCATTTTCTTCTGGGTTCGTTTGATCTTTAACTAATAGACGAGATCCAATATCCCAGTTTGTTACATCGTCAATCGTAATAGTTAATGCGGCTGGTAAAGTAATGGTTGAATTAATTGTTGTATTACCTGCAGCATAGGTTCCGCCTAAATCAGCAGTTGTAGCTGCAAGCATAGAAGGTCTAACTCTTAAACCTTGTAATACGTTATCAACATATCTTTTGTTAGTAGCATCTGTAGGATCTGTTGGATCAGCAATAACTCTCAAACTAATTGTTAATGCATCTAATTCTTGATCAAGCCAAGACAATGTAACAGCGTCTTGATTGTCTATCGGATTAGAAATATTTACAACTCTGTGTCCGTCAACATCTACAACACCACCCGTAGTTGGAGAAATTAGAATGTCATCCGTACCAATAATTCTACCTTGTACAAAAGTTAACTCTCCAACGCCTAAAGATGTAAGTCCTTCAATGGCGTTAGTTGATTCACCTAATGTTAAAGCTGTATTACCAAACGTCATATCTGCCGAAGAAATGACGCCATTTAGTGAATTAAAATTAGTTGAATTAAACGTTGCTATACCTTTTGTAGCACCGTCTGCTTCCGCGTCTATAATATTAACAATAGAATTTGCAGAAGTAAAATAATCAGTATTGTAGCTTTGATTTGAAAATCCGACAATATGACCGAAGTTATCAATATTAATATTTCTAATATATTCTAAGCTATTGTTATTTGTGCTTGGTAATTCATTAGAAGTATTAGCGTGACGAATTAAAATTTTTGCTGTTTCGGTATGAGTATCTGGAGTAATTACAATTCCAGCTCCAGCATTTGCCGTTGCTACATATGCGCCAAGAGTATCAATTCCCAGAACAACTGAATCTGGAGTAATTAAAGGTTTCTTTTCGCCTAATGCAACTAATGATCTGTTGGTACCTTGCTTTGGTACCGCGCGGATAGATCTAGATCCGCCGACTTTTACCTTAATGCTCATGATGCCTCCGAGATAGTTGAGACGACGAACGCCAATCCTTCAACTACTTTTGAGATCTCCCCACTTTGTTTCTTCATCAATACATCATATTCATATTTGCCAGGAGTAAACGTGGCAGTTGTGTTTGCAGTTAATTCCAAGATAAGATCGTTATTTGCTTGGGTGTGATTAAAAGAAGCTAAATTTGTTTCAGAATAGAATTTTCTAATGCCGCTATAGAACGTCATATATTCCACGTTCAATTCGTCATCATCCGCGTCAAATAACTCTAGTGTTAACTGGAAAGAAGTACCTTGGTCTATGTAAATATTTGCTCTTGAAGACATTTCTCATTCTCTTTTGTGATATTTAGTTTATTTATAAAAAAGATGGTAAAGAAATAGAAAAGGGAGCCGCAGCTCCCTGATCGTTATTAAATTTAACTAATCAATTAAGATCCTTTGATTTCGTCAATTTCTTCCTTAAGTTCTTTAATTGCTTCAATTAATAAACCGCTAATGTTTGCATATGAAACTGATTTCATTCCGTCTTCGTCTGTTTTAACTAACTCAGGAACAACAGACTCAACTTCTTGAGCAATAACACCAACTTTTCTCGAACCTAGATTATCTTTTTTCTCGAAATATACTCCGCGCATCGATAAAACTTTATTTAATGCACTGTCAATTGTTTCAATATTGGTTTTAAGTCTTTCATCTGATGCTGCATCAAGATCGCCAGTAATTGTTAAGTCACCAGTATCAAATCTAAATGTGAATGTGTTAGTACCGTTTGCTTTCCAATAGAAGTAGTTCATTCCTGCTGCTGCATTTAAATGCATATTACTATTTGCATTTTCATATTTAATAGAAACATCAGAACCAGTACCGAAATTAATAGCAACATCATCATCAAACGTTAAGTCACCAACAGTTTTAACATCTGCCGCGTCTGCTTGTAGGAAGTCACCCGTTGTGCTGTTAATCAAACCAGTTACTGTTAGGTCACCGCCAAGTGATAAGTTTTCAAGATATAATGTATCTGCATCTGGGTTGTAATAGAAATTACTTTCTCCGCCTGGGTTGGGTGAAGCCGTTGTATAAACCGTTTTAGTTCCTGTACCACCACTGACAAACGGAATGAACATATTCGTTGTTTGTAGGGAACTAGCATAAATGTCAGAAATGTCAATAGATGTTCCGACACCGTCAGCACCTTGAGAACCCGTAGTACCCTGTGGACCTGTAGCGCCATCATCACCTTGAACACCTTGGACACCTTGGAAACCGCCTACACTTGTACCATTAGAACCTTGGAAACCTTGTGTACCTTGATCCCCTTGAATACCTTGTAGACCTTGGGCACCAGGAGTTGCATTTCCAGAGAAACCTTGAACACCTTGGTCACCTTTAGTACCCTGAGTACCTTGAGATCCAACTCCTGCAGTACCAATAGCACCTTGGGTACCAATAATACCCTGAATACCCTGAACACCCTGAGCAGCTGTTCCTGTGCCACCATTAATACCCTGAATACCTTGTGTACCTTGGGGACCTTGAAGACCGTCTGTACCAGGATCGCCGTCATTACCGCCTGGGCCTTGCGCACCAGTTGTACCTTGGGGACCTTGAACACCAGCTCCTACGCCACCTTCAATACCTTGTAAACCTTGTGTACCTTGCGAACCAGTTCCAGTGGAACCTTGGAAGCCTCTTTCACCTTGAGGACCCTGTGGACCTTGAGCTGATGAAGAACCTGTAATACCTTGTACACCTTGTATACCGATAGTACCTTGAGGCCCGTCATTACCAATAAGACCTTGCAAACCCTGTGTACCTTGTGCACCGGCAATGCCGCCGCCGTCAATACCTTGTATACCTTGGGCACCAGTATTACCCGTTAAACCTTGGACACCCTGAAGACCTTGAACACCAACCCCGCCGACACCGTCTGTACCTTGAGGTCCTTGAATACCTTGCGATGCGGCCGAACCAGTAATACCTTGGACACCTTGCGTACCTTGTGCACCGTCAGATCCAGTATCTCCAGTAATACCTTGGATACCTTGGTGCCCTTGGGTACCTTGAGAACCTTGAACACCGTTTGTACCATTAGTACCACTTGCACCTTGAGAGCCGGTAATACCTTGTATACCCTGAACACCTTGAGCACCAGATCCGTCAGCACCTTGTAAACCATCTGCACCCTGGAAACCAGTAGTACCTTGAGCACCCTGTGGACCAGTATCACCTTGGTCACCAGTTCTAGCAAATGTAATACGAATATCTAGGTTGTTAGCAAAAGCAGAAACTGACGAGTTAACATGAGTACAATCAACCGCAAAGTAACCTGATGCTTCTGTTAATCCATCAACAGTAAAGATTGCAAAGTTTTGAACGTCTGCCGCATCAATAATTTTAAAGTGGCCTTTAATATCGGATGTTGAGTCATCGATCGTTCTTAGATATGATTGAATATCGTTAAAGTTATCATCGCGATCATCAATAAACATTAAAGTAGCAGATGAAACAGATGAGTTGTTTAATCTAAGTTTACCAACGCCTGGGTCGCCAGCTGATGTTGTATTATCGAATGTGTAATCAAATGTTGCGCCGCCAAAGCCACCTTTCTGACCTTGCACACCTTGGATACCTTGTGTACCCTGTGCACCGGCGGATCCAGTAATACCTTGTACACCTTGGGCACCAGTATTACCTTGTAAGCCCGTGCTACCTTGAATACCTGTAGTACCCTGCCAACCTTGAACACCCTGTGGGCCCGTGTTACCTTGAATACCGGTGAAACCTTGAAGACCTGTAATACCTTGTACACCTTGGTTAGCTATACCTTGTAAACCTTGAATACCCGTATTACCTTGGATACCACGTTGACCCTGAATACCACGAGGACCGGTAGGAATAAATGTAATTACAGTTTTATTGCCATGCGGGCCTGCAGCCTCTGTTTGCCAGTTAGTAACATTACCATCGATATATGTTACATCAAAATAACCCCAGTTTTTAGAGCCAGAATCCCACTGAAAATCCTCAAACGAATAAATTACCCAATGATGGCCGCCTGGTCCGTTTGAACTTTCAGCCAACTGAATTTTAATATGGCCTTTTTCAGAACCATTACTTGTAGGAATAGCTGCTAAATAATCAAATAACTCATCAACCTCTGAAGTGTATTGGTCATCTGGAATATCGTCAATAAAGATAGTAGTTGCTAATGCTGGATTAGCGTTATCAAAATGGAATTTGCTTGTTCCAGGTGCTCCAGCAGTATTAGCCGTAAAGTTCCACTCGAAACTTAAGCCACCGTAAATACCCTTTTCACCCTGCAGTCCTTGGGCACCTTGAATACCGGTGAAACCTTGAATACCTTGCACAGATTGCGGACCTTGTATACCTTGTAAGCCTGTGTTACCTTGAAGACCACGCTGTCCTTGTATACCCTGAACACCTTGAGCGCCAGTATTACCTTGTAGACCAGTTCCACCTTGGATACCGGTGATACCTTGTACTCCTTGAGTACCTTGGTCGCCTTGAATACCTTGAGTACCTTGGTCACCTTGAATACCCTGCGTACCTTGGTCTCCTTGTAATCCTTGGAAACCCTGTGTACCTTGGAAGCCAGTTATACCTTGGATACCTTGAGCAGCTTGTGGGCCCTGAATACCTTGTACACCTTGGATACCAGTATTACCTTGAATGCCGCGTTGGCCTTGAATACCTTGAACACCTTGATTAGAAATACCTTGAATACCCTGGATACCTGTATTACCTTGGATACCTCTTTGGCCCTGGATACCGGTGATACCTTGTACTCCTTGGAAGCCGCGGTCACCGCTGATATCCATATCTACCATTAATTCGTGGTTAATAGTTACGCTTGAGTTGGCTTCAACAAAGTCATATTTTATTGCTGTGCCAGAAACATAAGTAACTTGAGATTCATAATAAGTATTGGCACCGCCAGAGTCCACCATATCTTGGACTGAGAAAATTACGTATTTTCCGGGCGCGCCTCTTTTTGTGATTTTAACATATGCTTTATTTGTTGAAGATGCTGCAGTGACTGCGTCATATAAGCCTGTTACATCTACACCATAAGCATCGACATCGTCCCAGAAAATACGTGTGACAGAATTAAATGTATCTGTATTTGCAGCTGCCGCGTTAAATCTAATACCGCCAGCCCCAGGATCAGCCCATGTAATTCCGTCATTTAAAGTAAATTCTAAAATGTTTCCGGAGTCATCTCCGTGAAAACCTTGTAGACCTTGAATACCCGTTGCACCTTGAATACCAGTATTACCAGTTATGCCTTGTAGGCCTTGGATACCTTGGATACCTTGAACTCCTTGAGTACCTTGGTCGCCTTGAATACCTTGAGGTCCTTGTAAGCCTTGAACACCTTGTATACCAATCGGGCCTTGAATACCTTGTGCACCTTGGAAACCTTGAAGACCTTGAATACCACGATAACCACGAGAACCTTGGATACCCTCTTCACCGATGGTACCTTGTACACCCTGGTCACCTTGAACACCTTGGAAACCTTGTACACCACGGAAAGAACCAATATTAATCCAATCAGTTCCATCAAATACCCAAAGAGTATCATCAGATTGGTCAATAACAGTATCACCCGTAACTGCCGTTGGGAAGTTTGTATCTAAATATGCATTATTAGCTGCTACAGAAGAGGAACCAATAATTGTAAAACCAGGGCCATAATCGCCCTGTAAACCTTGGATCCCTTGTATACCTTGAACGCCTTGGACGGTATTATTGGCAGCACCTCCGTCAAGTTCTTGCCAGGCTGTACCATCAGAATATTTGATTTTACCATCATCAGTATAGACGATAGCACCTTCAAATGCAACTGGGTCTAGGTTATTAACGTTCTGCGGAATACCTATTCCAAAGGTAACAGTACGCCCTCTAAAACTTGAAAATCTACTCGACATCGTCTTCCTCGGATTGGCCTAATGTAAATGATAATGTTGCGTCTGCACACAAGTTCTGATCTGCTTTAATTTCTAAAGTATCGCCTGATGAAAAGAATTGGCCATTTAATGGTAAAGCAAAAGTATCGTAAGATGGGATTGGCATATTTCTTACTACCCAGTACTCATCGTTTTCTGCGTATCTATGTGTTCTAATATCAATTTTAACTGTATTAGCACTATAGTTACAAACGATGAGTGGAGAAATAACTTCGCCAACTCCAGGTTCCACGGTTGTAGAACCACCAAAGATTAGCTCCGGAACTTCATATTTTGGAACTTCAATAAGAATTTGCCAATTCGTTGATACCGAAAGGTTGACGGCTACCGGTTTAGCGTCGGGTGCCTGGGACGTTTCTATTGTGTCGAAATCGTTGTTTGCAAATGCCATTATAGTACTGCCCTACTGTTTGAAGCTCTTCTAGCTAATTTTCTAACTGATGAGGTAAACGGTCTTCCTTCAATTCTACCGGTTCTACCATTAATTTTTAGTCCTCGTGCAAAGAACTGGTTGTTTAATTCGTCAGATCCTGACCATCTAATTCTACCGCCGTCTTCCGACAGAACCGAAGCTGTAGCAGAAATTGCAGAACCGATATTTCTAAAGTTAAGCGGCAATGCGTTTCTGTTAACCCCAGCTGAAGCACCATTGAACTGGTGGGCGATAGATTCAACCAAAGATCCAAATGCTAGGAACTCAGGTCTCAATATTGTTTCAATTAATACATTATCGATTAACTCGTTAACCATATTAATATGATCTACATCTGGTGCGATATTTGTATTTATATAGGATTTCATCTGTGTCCAAGCGCCAGTAAATGCATCGAGAAGATCTGTATTGTTATCTACTCCACTGTCTAACCAAGTTGATCCATTATAGTAGTAAATTCTACCAGCGTAGCGGTTTCCGTTATTATCTGTCGGTACAATTTGTGCATACCATCTTTTTGGATTTTCAAGGTTTGCTAAGTCTGAAACTGTAGCAGCTGTTCCTTTAAATCTCAATTTTCTCCAATCGCTGAAGGTTGCCGGAGGATTAAAGACTGGGAATACGTGTTGTGAGTCGATGTTAAATAATGCGGCCGCGAAGGATCTTGTAGATTTATCTGTTCCTTCCTCTTGTGGAGTTTGAGAGGCATCGATATATCTAAAGTCGTTTGCGATAATTTTAAGTAAGTTTCCGCCGTCACGATATGTTTTTGGTAAGTCAATAAATTTATAAGTTTGTGTAATAAATCTTTGAACTTCACGTTGTAATTTAACTTTGTTATTTGCCAAAATATCTTTAGCAAATCTGAACTGTTTAGTAACATTATCATTCCATGTAAAGTCTGGCTCGATAGTTGGGCCTAGAGATTTTGGTGTGTTATAGAATAGTGCGTTATAGAAGATTAAGCCATTTTCATAAGCTTGTTTTGCCTCTGCTTCAGATCCCATTTCTGGGCGAAGTTTTTGGCCAGGATAAGATCCTGTTACAACTTCACTTACAATTTTACCAAGCTGTCTATAAGACTGCGCAGTTGCAACTCTTGTATTTTCTGGAATTCTTAGTGTTCCATTCCAATAGTAGAAGTCTGCGTTCCAGCGAGATGCTAAGTTGCCGCCATAGTTAAGATCCCAACTCATAGCATCAATTAAGTAACCTGAGTCTCTGCGGCATTTTGCTTTGCTGTAATCTATAATTGAGAAATTATCAGAGATATATTGAGTAACATCATCTGCTAATTCGTCAAGATTATTATCAATTAATCTTCCTGCAGCAATCTTATCTGCTGAGACCCATGATGTATCTGGCTCAACAATCTCTGGAAGAGCGTCAAGTGAATTTCTTCTAATTGCTTCCTCTACCATTCTGACAAGATCTGCTAAATCGTTACCTTGAGTTACTGTAGCAGCTGGGTTAGATGTATCTTGGCCAATAGCCAACTCTTGTGCAACGTCACTTACTAGATTTGCCATTTCTGCGTAGAAGTCGGCTGTCTGTTTTCTTTGATCGAACGGTAATACACTTACAGCGTTATCAAAGTACATATTAGCAACAAGTCTCATAGCATAGTTTGTTGAGTAGTTAATGTCGTGTGATAGAGCATCAACAATAATTCCAACATCCCTGCGGCATTTTTCTTTAGGATAGCTAATTCCTTTATACTCTGTTGAGATAAATTCAATCATGCTCTCCACTAGTGTAGTAAGTTTATCATCAATCAAGTTTTTCTGATCGATAAGAGTTTCTGGTATCCAGTTAGTGAATGGCTCAACTCTTGCTGGCAAGTTAGTTGGATTATTATCATAAGCGATATTTGCAACCATCATTGCAAGATCTTTTGCTTCCATCGCGATATGACGACGAGCTGTGTATCCGTCTTTGAATTGCTTGCTTGTATTTCCAATAACTTGTTTAATGCCGTCTGTTGTTGCACTGACGAATGTATGAGCTCCTTGATAGCCTTTTGCGTAACCAACTTGAACAGTTACAGTGTTTGTTGTGACTGCTGTAATTTTAAGTGGTTTTTCAAATGCTGGATCTGTAACTCTTGGGTGTGAAATATTTTCAGCAGGTGAACCACAGCTAAATGTTAGTGACTCTTTTTCTAATAAGATATAATCACCGACTTTTAATTTGTGATTTCCAAGAGTAATTACTGATTCCCCTGAGTCTACATCATAGGTTGCGTTTGCAGCTGTAAATGTTTTGCCAATTCTGTATGGAACTGTTTTGTTACGAATAACATCGTGCATTACTTCAGCCATATGAGTAAATGCAGCTCTTGTTGGCTCTCTTTGATCTTTAGGTAATAGGTTAACAGCATTCACGAAGTAGATCTGAGCAGCATTCCACATTGCGGAGTTACCACCGTACTGAATATCGTGAGATATTGCATCAACCATATAACCAACATCTCTGCGACATTTAACTTGATCGTACTCAAGATAATTAAACGTTTTCTGTAGATATTCGTTAATGTTAGCTGCTAAGTAAGTTGTTCTCAATCTAATAGCATCACGCTCGTTATTATAATCGTAATTTATTCCAGCTGAGTTTCCTGGTCTTGTAACTGCTGGTAGGTTGATTAGAGAATCATCAGTAATGATATCAGCAACAATCGTCCAGAAATCTGTTAATGAGTTGGCTTGTGTTGCAAACCCTGTATTAAATCCAGTTGTTACTTGGCTCGCAGCGTTGCTTGCAGATTTAGTAACTGGTTGTTTTAGAGCAATTTGTGTTGACATTGCGCCTAAACGTTCATATAACTCTGCAGTTACAGCTCTTTGATCTGATGGCAATGTTGATAGGCCATTTTCAAAGTATACTCTTGCAACATCTCTCATTGATGCATTTGAGTTGTGCATTACAGCCGCGCAAACCGCGTCAACCATATATCCAACATCTCTTTCACATTTATCTACATCGTAAACGATTGAACCATAGTTATCAGTCATCCATGCAGTTGCTTCAGCCTGTAAGAATGCTTTGTTTGCTTGAAGAGCATCTTTACAGTTTGTAGCACTTATGTTTTGATAAGCAGTTCCAAAGTTGTATGCTTCAGTTTCTGGATCATAATCGTAAATCATTGCATCTTTAATTGCATTGAAAGAAGCAGTAGCTCTAGTTTTAGCTGTGCCTGTTAAACGACCTTCGATGTCTGCTTGTAGGTATTCAATTGCTTGAACTGTTTCAGCTAATTGTTCATCAATAACTTTGCTTAAGCTTGTCGTTCCAGCGCGATAGACTTTACCTGCAAATTTACCGTAGTAATCTCCACCGGTTGCGACGTCGTATGCTACGGCATCAAGAATGTATCCAGTGTCTCTTGCACATTTATCTTCATCATAAACGAAGTATCTGTTGTTGATATAAGCAACAACTTCGTCTTGTATAAAGTCTTTGTTTTTCTGTAGTGCTTTACGAGCAAAGGTTCTGCTTGGCTCAACCAATGGAAGAGTTGCAGTATTTGCTACTGGGAATTTTTCATCCAATCTTGCATTAACTTTTTGAGTAATATCTAAAGATCCTGCATAATCAGGAATTACAATATTATCATCAATTAATCCAGAGATTACATTAATTAGATCTTTTGCAGTTGCCGCAATGGTAGATGTGCCAGCTGTACCAGATGTATTCTGAGCTGTGCTATTACCTGTTGTTGGTGTTACAGTAGTTTCTGTGATAACACTTTCAGCAACAGTAGCTAAGTGCTCAAACGCCAATCTAGTAGGTTCTCTTTGGTCATATGGAAGAATACTAACTGCGTTCTTGAAATAATAACCTGCAGCATCTATAGTTGCAGCGTCGCCACCATATTCCAAATCTTCTCTGATAGCATCAACTATTAGTCCAACATCACGGTAGCAAAGATCTGTGTCATAAGCTAAGCCATTATACTCTTCTCTGATAAATTGGATAATTTCCTCTTGATACTTAGGAGTGTTTCCCCATACTTTGTTAAATTGAGCATTGATTGCAGAATTGTAACCTGTACCAGTTAATGTAGGTTCCACTATTGTTGGTAATTCGCTAAAGTCATTTCCGCGAACCATATCAGCAACAATTTTAAATAGATCATTAACTTTATCAGCAATTGCTGGAGGTGCAGATTTGCGAATAGCGTCAGCGTTTGAACCTTCGAAGTAATGAACTCCAGCGTAACCATTAGGAGCTGCGCCAACATTCATTGTGATGGTTGTATCATCTGCTTCAAGAATTTCTACTGGTCTATTAAAATATGGATCTGTTGCTCTTGGATGCGAAATCTGAGTAATAGCTCCAGTTGCTGTGTTTGCACAAGAGAATGTAATGGCTTCTTCATCCATAATGATGTAATCGCCTTTTTCCAATCTGTGCGTTCCAATTGTAGCAGTAAAGATACCAGTTACTGGATCGTATGTAGCATTTGTTGGAGTATAAGTTGGTTGAACTGTTGCTGATTTAATAGCATTTGCAGTTGCACTTACAAATGTATGGTTATTTGCGTATCCATTTGGAATTGCGCCAACGTCAACTGTAATTGTAGTTGATGTCGTGTCCGTAATTGTAATTGGCACATTAAATGCTGGATCTGTTGAGCGTGGGTGCGAGATGTTTGTTACAACCGCTCCGTTTGCGCAAGAGAATGTAATGGATTCTTCAGCAATGCTAATTCTATCACCAGGAACATAGCTGTGTGTTCCAATTGTTGCGACCATGATACCAGTTGTTGGATCATATGTTGCATTTGTTGGTGTATAAGTTGTATTATCAGCACGTGTTTGAGTAGAAGCACCTTGTTGTAAATCAAATACTAATTCGTTTCTTACAATTTGTCCAGCAATATTTGAGATATGCTCAAATGCTTCTGCTGTTGGTGCTCTTTCATTTTTACCTAATACTGAAACAGCATTGTCAAAATATAGTCTTGAATTATTAACAGTTGAAGCGTTAGAACCATGCTGAATATCCCAAGATACTGAGTCGATAAAGTAACCAACGTCTCTTTCGCATTTTGCAGAGTCGTAGGTTAAATCAGGATGGTTATTTGCAATCCATGCTGTTGTTTCGTCAATAATAAATTGTTTGTTAGCTTGTAGTATTGCTTTTGCTTCATATGCTTCATCTGAAACATATCCTCCGCCAAACGTTCTAGTGTCAGCTGCAGCAATATCATTTTGCATAATATCAATGATTTCATTAAATGCTGTGTTTGCTCTATTTTCAGCAGTTCCACTTAAGATGTTTCCTCTAATTTCATCTCTTAGCCAAGCAATTGCGCCAACAGTTTCTGTTAGCTGTTCAGTAATTACTGTGTTTGTGGATGCATTACCTGAGCGATATGCTAAGCCAGCGAATACAGAGTTGACGTTAGAGTCTGTTGCAAAGTCTCTACGTACGGAGTCAAGAATAAGGCCCGTATCTCTGAAGCATTTTTCGTCATTGTAAACAAAATAGTTATCGCGGATCCAAGCATCTACTTCATCCTGCAAGAATACTTTGTTATTTTTAAGTTGCTCTGCTGCATTTAATCCATCACGAGTTGTTCTGGTTTTAATAACTGAGCCTTCTTCAGCTGATACGAATGTATGAGCACCAGCATATCCATTTGGTACCGCACCAGGATTTACAGTAATTGTTGTGGATGTTACTGCTGAAATTGCAAGCGGTTTTTGGTAGTTAGGCTCGCCAATTCTTGGGTGTGATATTTCAATAGTTTGACCAGTTGATGTATTAGCACAACTAAATGTGATTGAGTTTGGCTTAAATTCGATATGGTCATCTGTTGTAAATCCATGATCTGCACCCATAGTTAATTCCATAACACCAGTTGCTGGGTTATAGGTTGCTGTGGATGGAGTATGGAACGAATCAATTTTAGCCGCGTCAGTCCAATAAATTGCATTTGTGTCAATACAATCTGTTTCCGCACTTACGAATGTGTGAGTATTTGCGTAGCCGCCAGCATTACCAACATTAAATGTAATTGCTGTGCCTGTTACGCCAGTAATTCTAACTGGTTGTCTAAACGCTGGTTCATTAACTCTTGGATGTGAAAGCTCTGAGTTAATTGCTCCATTTGCGCAAGAGAATGTAATGCTCTCATCTGCTATTGAAATCCATTTACCAACTCTTAGGTTGTGCTGTCCAATATCAACTGTCATGTCACCAGTTTGTGGATCGTAAGTAGCGTTAGATGGAGTATATTTTCCATTATAAGGTGTTGCTAATGTGATGGCAAATGGCTGTGCACTTACGAATGTATGAGCACCAGTATATGTTCCAGCATTACCAACATTAACTGTAATTGTATTGTCAGTTACAGCTGAAATTACTAACTCTGCACCTGAAGCTGGGTCTGTTGGTCTTGGATGTGAAATTTCCTCAGCTGGAGATCCGCAAGAGAATGTAATACTTTCATCTGCGATTTTAATTTTATCTCCAACGACCAAATTATGCTCGCCGATTGTAGCAGTGAAGATACCAGTTATTGGATCATATGTTGCTGTTGACGGTGTAAATCTACCATTTGCGAAAGAAATAGTTTTAATTGCATTTGACGATGCGCTTACAAAAGTATGGGCTCCTGCATAACCATTAGGAACAGCACCAACGTCAATTGTAATTGTATTAGCAGTTACACTTGTGACTTGTGTTAGTGAGTTAAATGCTGGATCTGTAACTCTTGGATGCGAAATATTTGTTACGACTAAAGTATCTGTGTTCGCACAGCTAAATGTGATGCTTTCTTTATCCATAACAATTGTATCACCCGGCTGAATATTGTGATCGCCAATTGTTGCAACCATGATACCAGTTGTTGGGTTATAAGTTGCTGTGGTTGGTGTATGAGATGATTTAACATTTGCATATTGTTTAACAGCATTTAGTTTAGCTCTTTGGAATGTATGGGCTCCAGTATATCCATTTGCATCACCAACATAAACCGTAATAGTAGTATCTGTGGCCGCTGTGATTTGTAATGGGCTCTGATACGCTGGATCTGTTGCTCTTGGATGTGAAATACTTGTGTTCGCGCCTGTGGCAGTATTTGCACAATAGAAAGTTAAACCTTCCTTCGCAAGGGTAATCATGTCACCAATTTCAAATTCGTGATTTTCAATTGTAATTACTGACTCGCCGGTAGTTGGATTATATGTTGCATTAGTAGGAGTATATTCCCTACCATCTTTTTGCATAATTCCAATAATTTCGTTAAATGCTTCTTCAGTTTTAGCAATTGCAATATTATCAGTTAAAGTTTCGGAAATTTCATCTCTTAGGTGAGAGAAGGCACCGACTGTTTCTGACAGTTGTGAATCTGGAACAACTGATGTAATGGCTTGACGATAAGCAATACCGTTTTGAACTGAGTTAAAGTTTGTACCTAATTGCATATCTCTTAATACTGCTGGTACAATATAAGCATTTGTGTCACGCTGACATTTTTTGCTGTCGTAGAAGAACCACTCATCATCAGCCCAATCCATCATATAGTCTTGGATAAAGCCTTTATTTGACTGTAGTTGTTTGCGTGCATTTCTATTAGCTGCTGTAATTCCAGCATCATCACTAAATGTATATGTTTCGCCCATTTCTATGACCGAACCATCTAGTGCATCGACGAATGTATGAACTCCAGTATAGCCGGTTGAGCCAACATTAACTGTAATTGTCGTGGCTGTCTTTGCCGTAATTGGCATTGCTGATTTAAATGCTGGGTCAGATTTACGTGGATGTTTAAATTCTAATTTATTACCATCTGTATCACAAGTGAATGTAAATCCTTCAGGCATTAACAGGATATAGTTTCCAACCTCAAGACCGTGAGTTCCAATTGTGACTGTGAAATCGCCAGTTGCTGGGTCATATGAAGCGTCTGTTGGATCGTATCTTGTTCCTGATTGTTTAAGAATATCAATAACGTTATTAAATTTATAATATGCTTCTGCAGCAAATGCTGCCGAGTTTGCTTGTACTAAGTCATCAGTAGTATCACGCAATCTTTGATATGCTGCTACTGTTTCGTCACGCTGAGCACCGGCTACGTTTCTTGTAGCATTGAAATAATAAGCATACCCTGCTGTTATTGAGTTATAGTTTGTATCCAGCATTGTGTCGTATTTAACTGCTGGCAAGATGTACTCGCGAACATCTCTCTTACATTTATCAGAATCATATGCAAAGAAGTCTGGATTATTATCCATCCAATCCATAAATTCTTCAATAATAAATTCTCTATTGTCTTGAACTACTTCACGAGCACCAGTACGAGTTCCAACGCCAGTGTCAGCAAAAGTAATTGGATTTGCAAGAGGCTCTCCATTTTGAAGAACATTTAGTGTTTCATCTAATGAAGTTGAGATGCGATCTTGTATTTGTGTATTAGCATTAACAAAAATGCCATCGATCATTTCGTCTTTTAAGTGTTCGATTGAACCAACTGTTTCTGTTAACTGCTCATTAACAACTACATATGAGATTGGTGAACGATATGTAATACCGTTTAGACGACCCCAATAGTTAGAGTTTGTTGCAACGTCGTAGCCAACATTATCCACAATAATTCCGGTATCTCTAAAGCATTTATCTGCATTATAACCTTGATAACCCAAGCCACCACTTGCAGTATTGGCTGTTAGGTGAGCAATCATATCGTTAACGATATCATCAGATTTTTCTTCTATCAAATCACCAAATGCTGAGTTAGCAATGAATACGCTTTCAGTACCTACTGCTGGTTTTACAATGGTTGTTTTGCCTTTAGCTCTCATTGAGATGTCACCAAACTGAGAACCTGAGTTGTTCAATGTAACCTGTCCACCATTAAGAGCAAAGAATGCCTGACGAGTAAAGATTGACAACGAACCAATCCCGTTAACACCAGCACCGTTTTTAGCAACATATCCAGTACCGTTTTGAGTACGAGGTGTGAAACCAAAGCAGAGCAGGTAGGTATATAGTGAGTCTGTATCTAGGACGGCTCTATCCATAAGAGCACAACCGCCACCGCGACCAACTAATCTGTTCGGGAAGTCATCGATACCAATTCTTTCAATCACGCCCGTACCGCCTGTTTGTGCATATAATGTATCACCAACTTCTACGTTACCTTTTAAGTTACGAACATAAATCTGACGATTTGAATTAATATCAGTTGTCCAAGAAATGTATCCTGATGCACCACTTGAGAATGTAACTTCATCATCTACTTCAAACTGGTTTTCTGGAGAGTGGCCAGCTTCAAGATAGAATTCTTGGCCAAGGTCTGCAATTGTACCTTTTGAGTTAAACGGATTGAGTGGTGGTTCAACATCCAAACGATTAAAGTTTGAAAGCTGAGAGGAGTCACGAATATATGGAGAACGACGTAATAGAGCGCCTGGACGATAGACGATTGCAAATCCACCTTCAGGATTGTCAAAGTTATCGACTTCAAAGTTCATATAACCAAAGCCTTGAACATAACAGCCGGATCCAACCTGGATACCATTGGTTCGTTCCCAACCTGGTTTCTTTTGAATAACTGTTGCGTACTGACCAGCTGTTGATGTAAGAGCACAATCATCTGGAAGAACAATTGGTTCATCTACATAATAAGTACCTGGTCCAACTGAAATATGAATGGCGTTGTTAATATCATTACGGTTTGGATTACCACCGGCTTTTTCAATAGCAAGTTCGGAAGCTCTAGCAAGAGTACGTACAGGTTTTAAAATTGAACCTGGATTATTATCATCGCCATCAACTGCTACGTGAACTTTAAGAGCTTTTTCGGTTGTTTTACCAAGCTCGTCGTTAAGTTGCTTGTATGTAAGCTGTTCTGTTTTACCTGTTAAAGCATTTCTTATGACGAAATAAGATTCGTCATCCATCATAGGCTCAAATTTAGGATCTAGGCTTACATCGAAATTAATAAGTTGTGAATCGATAATAACACTGTTAGCAATTTCAACTCTTTCAATTGCACCGTCAAATTTAGAATTTTTAATAACGGTATCTTCAATTGTACCATCTCTAAATGTCGAGTCTGTAAGGTTGCTGTTTGCTTGATTAGAGTCTGTGATTGTTGCGTCGTCAATAGTAACATCGTTTAATCCACCTTGGAATGTCGTGTTAGCAATAACGCCATCTCTAAATACGCCAGCTTCAATTGTTGTATCCGTAAATACGTTATTTGAGCCAGTTCCATCTGAGAAATCAGATCTAAGAATTGTCGAGTCTACCAAGTTAGTAAATGTTACATTATTACCAGTACCATTTGAGAAATCAGAGTCGGTAATCTGTGCGTTAGCAATAGTAACATCTGTTAAGCCACCGATAAATGTAGCATTAGCAATATCAACACTGTCGATTGTACCACGGCTAATTTCGACGTCAGTCATAACAACTTCGTCAAGATTTAGATTGGTAATTGTAAAGTTATTAGCTACAGCACCTTCAATAGTCATATTATTGAAAGTTGAATCGTCAATAGTTGAGTTGGTAAATACCATATTATTACCGGTGGAGTTGTACATGTCTCCATTGGTAAATGTAGAATTACGAATTACGACGTTATTAGCTGTGCCATCATTAAATTCTGATGCAGTAATAATAGAGTTGTCGATTGTTGAGTCGACAAATGTCATATTATTACCTGAGCTGCGAGCCATGTTTCCATCTAGGAAATATGAACTTGTAATGGTAACATTGTTAGCTGTTGAATCAAATATTGATCCATCTGTAAATGTTGTATTATCTATATCTGAATAGTGAATTGATGAATTGCTTAGGTCAAAACGAAGCCCAGTGACGTCCTCAGCATTTGCAACGTAAATTTGAGAATTATTTAGCGTTGAATCATTGATCGTATTTCTATTAATAACTGAGTCGTTAATGGTAACATTGCTAAGTTCGGAAGTGAACATTTGAACATTTCGGATAGTTCCACCCGTAATTTCAATGTGTGAGAAAACTTCATATTGAATAGCTTCAACGAGTTCTTTTCTTGTAATGTTCTTTGTACCATCATCACCTTGAATAAGGTTTACAATAACGAATAGGTCTTCAGATCGCGTATTAATCCCTAATATAGGACCTAATTCTGAAATCTTTGACATTCTAAACTATCCTTTTTTAATATTTTACTTTTATTTATAATGAATACGCGTGCCTATGCGTCGCGGTTTTTCATTACCGAAAGATAAAAGTAACCTTGATTTTGAGCACCTTCTCCGGTTTGTACTCGCTCGTTAAATTTAATTGCCGTGCCGCGGCACCAATCATAAGCCTCGTATTTAGCTTGCAATGTGTTTATACTCGGTAAAATATCTTCCCATCTTTGGGTAACACTAACCACGTCTGTTGTTGACGGATAGTGTTTGCACCCCTGTGTTGTTATAAGGGTACAATTGTTGTCTGCATCTATTGAGTATACATAATTCGTTGCTGCAGAATCGTCACCCCACGCGAGTCTAAATCTAGAATAAAGTTTTAGAGTTACAAATCTTTCTTCTGTTAAATTATAACCTAATTTAACTCCACCTTTTACCGCTTCTTCAACATTTAAATCGCCTAAATCATAATCTTGAATCCACCAATTAGCAGCATATGGAATAACTCCGCCAATCCATATTGTATTATCTCCGTTTAAACTTCTAGAAACATCAATACCAAATCTTGGATTTATACAAACTTCATTTATTGCTTGCCATTGATTTATAAAGTTTATTAATTCGTCGTTTAAAACTACGCCATTGTCACTAAAAAAATCTATTACTGTATTTGCATAAACTGCGGGCATTGTATAGCCCCAATCAAAAGCTCCCTGATCGTTTCTTCTTATAAGAACAGTTGAAATTTTATTGTTTAAATCTTCGCTTATTACATACGTATTTGCGCCGACTATGTTTTCAACATAATCAGAAACCCAACCAAACCCAGGATACGTTTTTGTAGTCATTTTAAATTTTATCCTTCGGGAACCTGCCAAACATAGTTATTTACACCGGCGCCACGCCAATTCCATTCTTCCCAATTTTGCATATCTACTATTTGTATACGTCCATTAGCACCTGCAGCACCATTTTGGTTACCTTGGTTATTTCCTGCTCCTTGGAATCCAACAAATGGTCTATATTGACTGGTAAGGCTTGGATTACTTCTTTTAAAATATATCCAATGCTGACCATTTGTTAGCAACGGAACAGTTCCTACTGGTCCTGTCTGGTTGGTCCCGGCATTACCGCCATTACCGCCAGTGCCGGACGGATCATTTTTAGAAGAAGCATCTCCGCCGCCACCGCCGCCGCCTGCGCCATAAGAATAATCTAAAGTACTTTGGTTAGTAACATAAAAATAGCATCTTCCTAGATCTGAATAACGATCAACTGACCCATCTTTATAGTATTGCCATTTGATAACAGTACCAGCACTTGCTGCTAGATTGCCCGAACTAGTTGTATTTGAACCTGAAATATTAACATATCGGGTTCCGTTTAAATAGAATCTACTAAAATCCCAATATCGTTCAGAATCAACATATACTTCATAATACACCGTACCACTACCGCTAATGATCCACTCAGCGTTTGCTGTTGATCTATGAATACCTACGCCAAGTCCGTTTGTTGATTCTACTGCAATTCTGTCAGATGCGCTATGACCTAATTCTGCACCCGAATAGCCAGCCGGTACTTTAATATAATTCCATGATGTATTATTAACTCTTCTAGGACTATCCACAGAGTCATCGGCAAAGTTTGTACCGGTAAAAGGTGATGGAGCGGAATTGTTAGCATTGCCGCCCGGGCCGCCTGGGCCGTACACGGAAGCTGCCCCCGCATTGCCATTGGTTCCAGCATTATGCGTTCCCCCGGTACCCCCTGGACTATTTAACTGACTATAATTGCCAAATACGCCATTAATATTATCATAATAAATCCCACTAACATTGTCAATGTTTATACTGGCAATAACACTAGATGTTCCAGACCCTCCAGCGTATGAACTTTGTGGAGATCCAGTGCCGTCATTTACGCCCGAAGCCCCGCCGCCGCCAGCACCAATCATGCGAACAATGAAAGGTGCTGCATTTAATGCGCCATAAAAATCATCAAATGCTATTGTACCTGAAGTAGGAATGTTGTCGTTATAAGGGGAAATATCCGGCACTAATCCGCCGTTTCTATAGTACTCGTTTAAAGCGTGGGGCACGCCTCCACCAAACTCTTGAGCAATATCTAGTAATGAAATTGCGCCGCTACTTTGAAGAGCCATCTTTTAGCCTTTCAACCTCACCTTGCAGTTCTTTAACTGCTTCAATAAGAAGGGCTACTATGTGTCCGTATCTAACGGCTTTGTGTGGACCATCATAATCTGGGTGTTCTGCATCAAAAACTATGCCAGGTAATACTTGTTCTATTTCCTGAGCTACAACACCAGTAACCCTTTCTTCTTTTCCAATATAGTTAAATGTATAACCATTAACTTGCGAAAGTTTTTCAAGCGCGTTAGGGATAATTTCTAAATTTTCTTTTAAACGTATGTCTGAACCAGAGTACCCAGTAACCAACTCGTTAATAGCATAAACATTATTTGCTACAAGGTTATTAATAGTTAACGACCCAGTAACTCTCATATCCCCGCCAACATCCAAATCTGTTGTGATATCTACACCTTCAAGAACGTCGATATTTGGTACAGTTAAAGTTCCAGCGGTGGAAAGTTCAAATTTGTTACTGCCAACTCCAGTATTAATTATAAATGCAGCAGAAGTATCTTTAAATCCAACATCCCATGTAATTAAGTCATCAGTAAATTGGACGCGCGGCCCGTCTGCAACATAAGTAAATGTGGCTACAACTTGATCTGACGAACCTGTTATTTCAATTGGATCTGTAAAATCTATTACACCACCACCGGTTTGCGCTGATATTCTGTCAGATTTAACTGCTGTATCACCAATGATGTTTGTTGCTGTAAAGTTCCCAACTAATGTTGCATTCCCCGTTGTGGTGTCCCCAATAGCCGATGCAGTAATAGCTTCGTCACGAAAAATGTCAACCATTTCGTTGGTTTTATCAAACCAGTTTTGAAACGTTTGTGTAGTTGTAATATTTGTTAAACTAGGTTTTGCCATTTTATCTGTTCTCTAACTTTTCTAATCTTTCACAAACATCGCTAAGCAACATTTTAATTTCATTGACGTCCTCTCCGAGCTTATTAACTTTTTTATACAAAGCTCTTTCTTGTTTATATTTATTTAGAGCTTCTACATCTGTGTTAAGTACAGCGCCGGTTTTTGGATCTCTTTTTCTATTAGTAACTATCATGAGATAGCAATCCCTCTATAGTTTTTAATAGTTGGAACTTTATGCTTATAAGGTGATAGCATTTCAAATTTAAGAGCAAACTTTCTGTATTCTGTATATGTACTTCCTTCAGCATTAGTATATTCTAATACGCCGCTTCCATTAATACCGTTTTCGCCTGGGCTGACTTCTGGAACTTCAAATGCATATTCTCTAAAGTCTTCTAGGTTTGAGTCAGATGAATATTGTCCAATACCGTCTACTAATTCCATTTCAATCCAAGGCACAGTATCAAATGAAGTTCTATCAGTTGGATTTTGTGCTTTAATGTAAACTTTAATATCAGTACTTGCTGGGCGATATGCTTGAATAAAGACTCTCATATCTTCTGCATCTATGTCGTCTGCTAATTCAACGGTTTTAGTAATAAATTCTGGCGCCGTATTAGCATCATTTGTAACTTGATATTCGTATGCAATAAGTGAAGCAGTCTCAATGTCCACCATCGGAGAAGATGTTGAGTTTGCTCTATTGTCAAGAGTAACTTTTACTTCAAATGGTTTATTACCTGTCGGGTCATTTGTTTTACTGTATATTAATACGCCATTTTGAGTGAAGTAGTTAGAGTCAGCAAACTTCATAGGAACTGCATAAGGTGTCAATACATCAGATGGATTAGTAAATCTGCCTTCCAGCTTAGTTGTGGTTGTAATATCATTAACTTTTTGAATTAATGGTTGAACAAATCCTAAATTAACGTTATCGACTGATGAAATCTGACAAGAAGTACCGCTTGAATATCCAATAATAGTATTTGCGCTAAAGCCTCTTGTAGCTGTTGCGGAACTATTCTTTAGAATAAGAGTCTCTGGTTTATTTGGATTGTGCTGAACACATTCTCCAGAAACGATAGGAACAGCAGAACCGCTTGCAACTTCAAAATCAATTTTATGATCCAAAGTAATTTCAGAATCTGAAACTATTTCTATAACTTCAAATAGCTCTTTTCTGCCTGCGCCTGAAGTTGTAACTTTAATCCAGTCACCAACAGCAAATGTTTCGTCTAGGTCTGTTCCCGTTAAACTGTTACTTCCGTTTAAAATACTAACAGTTGCGCTTGTATTACCTTGCAACGCTTTTTCTTGATAAACAAGTTCACCCTGCTCAAATACGTTATCATCATAACCTGTTAGTGTAAAGAATTCGTGATCTTGGTTTGTAAGAGTTACAGAACCAGAGTTTTGATTAAACTCGTGACGATATAACGTAAACTTAAGATCTTCATCTTGATAAGATTTCCAAGCCTTATTATTTGTGGATGTAAATAGAACACCGTCACCCCAGTCTTGGATAACAGCTTTACCTTGAGTATCACCTGGTGTTAAATCTGTTCCACCGATCTTAGATGTAAACGCTAAATAATCTGGATCGTTTGCATCAGGTACCAAAACAATTGCGTATTCTCTATCTGTTTTTAATTTAATCGGGTTCTTAAATTCAAACGTTGTTGCTACACTTGCGTCGTCAGAAACACTAACAGCACCAGGAAGCTTATGAACTTTAGAGAATGGAATAACTTTATTTGTTGGATAGCCATTTAAAACTTCTCTAATTTGAAGTGTAATACCATTAACAAGACTTTTGCGTTTAAAGAATACATCAATTTTAGATGCATAAATTGTGCCAGATCCTTTACCCATACCTTCTTTAACGTAGAATGTTTGTGCTAATGGATCAAAGAAAACGAATGCAAGAGCAATGGCTGCAATAACACCACCGCCGCCTCCGCCACCGCCGCCAACTACACCATTATTTCCATTGTTACTATCGTTACTACTATCAGCTGGTTCAGGCTGTTGTGGTCTAGCACGACCTTGAACGTTACGTGTTGTAGTGGATGTATTAACTTGAAGCTCTGGAATTCTTGTAGACATTGTCAATGATCTTGACGAAATGTCAATGTTATAAGCGTGGTAAGTAATAAATCCTTGAGAAACAGCTGCAGTTTGAATATCATCATAAGCGTCAACGTCCGCTACGTGTAATATTCTATCTCCTACAAAGAAAGTTCCAGCTGGAATGTCAAACAGTGCTCTTAAAATACCATTATCGTCTGTAGTAACTGCGTCTCCTCTTTGTCCATATGTATAAATGTCACGAGGGATTGATGCATCGGGATCACCTGGTGTTACATATGCATTAACATCTTCACCATCAAAATAGAAATAATGACGAGTATTTGGTCTTAGACCAGTCATATAAATTCTTACTTTACGGCCACGAATGTAAGGATTAAATTGAATGTTAGAAACAAAGTCACCTACGTTTTGTTGCTCTGTTCTCCATCCAACAGTTGTTTCTGTAACTGTTGTCTGCTCAATAAATCCAGGGAAGAAATCATCAGAACTTCCTACTTGAACTGATCCAATATTTTGTGTTGATGTTTGCGTTTGTGGTAAGAATTCTTGAATATCATCAACAAATGCATCCATCTGATTAGGTATGTTTGCTAATACTGGTACCGGGTCGGTAACAGTATCGTGCACAAAATCATGATCTGGGAATAATTGTCCTTGGCCTCTATAGCTGTAGAAGTTTGTTGTACAAGATCTTGTTCCTGTGGCAAACGGCTGTTTAATAACTGCTACGTGAGCATTTCTAGAAAGTGTTGCTGTTTCAGCGGTTGCAGTTGCTGGGAATATAGTAGCATTAGATGATGTTTTATATTTCATATCTAATGGATAAGTTTTAAGAGCTGGGGCCATAACTCTTCTATCAGGAAGAATTGACGCACTAAACTCTGGGCTTTCCATATTAGCTAAAGTTAAATCATTTAAAGGATCGGCGATATAACCGTTTTTAAATCTATTAACGACACCATCGCGAATAATCATATTTTCTACTGACTGTTCTAGCGCATTTAGTGATATATAGTATTCTAAGCTTTTTGATCTTCTATCAATATCTGCAATGTCTGCCATAGTATATCTTCTAACACCAGACGTTGTTGCTCTAACAGCATACTGATTTTTCTTTTGCTGAGCAGCTTCTTTTTGTGAAAGAGCTGGATACCCAGGAATTGTCAGTTGCGAAATAATGAATTGATCGTCGCCAATTGTAGGTGGTCTTGGTGATTGATCTTCTTGACCTTTGATAAGACTAAAGCGACCATAAGAGTCAACTGTAATTAAGTCAACACGAGCCAAATAGGACTCAATGTCCATGACCATAGATTCATTTAATGCTGGAATTAAATATCCCGCAGCATTTGACCTACCATAAGAAGCATGATCTGTAAATGAAATTGTATAAGCATCAACCGCGGTTGAGATTGTTGGAGCCGCACCTGCTGTTAACGCTGTATAATCGGCTGCAGCGTCTTTGTCAACATACGGTCTAAAATCAACGCTTTCTCTTAAATTATATTTCTTTCCGCTAGACGATTGATAAACAGATATATCGTTTGAACGAATAAATCCTGAAGGAAGTGTAGTTGAGTCATCGTCAATTTTGTAACTACTGATTGTAAAGAAATAACCGCCAGATTGAGACGAACCAATTTGATGAACTTTTAACTTAATAGTCAGAGTACCTGTTGGCTCTGGTCTATTAGGAATATATTCCATATAAGAAATATCATAATAATGATCTTTTTGGTTCTGCTTTAAACGGAAGCTTTTTGTAAAATCAGTTCCAGATGAGTCAACAATACTTTGAATACTAATAACATCTGGGAAACCTAAAGAATATCTTGTTGTTCCGCTTGCATATGCAACTTTAATATAAGGTTCTACTGGTGTTTTAATAAATGGTGTGATAGATTGAATTCTTTCGTTATAGAATACGTTTGCATATCCTGTTCCGGAAGAACCAAGAGTAATATTTAATACGCTATTATTTAAAGATGTGCTATATCCGGTAACTGTTAGCTGAGTACCTGCACTATCAATAACAACAATATCATCATTGTCGCATGCAAAATCACGACCAGATGATCCACCTTGAGTAATTGAAATTGTTGTACCGCCAAATGAACCAGAAAACTTAGATCTGACTGGAACAGAAATGTCTGTTGTATCTTTTGTGCTAAATACACCAGTTGGGAAAATAACAGGAGCTTTTGCCTGATCCCTGATTACAGAATCTGATGGGATTGTAATATCACCATTTGCGCTGATATAATTTACATCGTTGAATGCTTGACCGCCATTCATTTTAACAGCAGTCAAATATATTTTGCTAGGTGTAATATTTCTTACAATTGCAGTGCCGCGCGTAACAAGTCCAGAGTCTAATAGATTGACTTCTTCTAAATTTAGCGTAGGATGGCCAGTGAACGAACTTGTAACATCAATATAATGTCCATATTGCATAGAAACAGATTGGTTATTATAAGTTTCTGTTGCTTCAATATCCTCAATAGTAAAATCAATCTCTCCACCGTTTTCAATGCGGTATCCGTGAATATAAGCCAAGCCTGGTCCAACGATTGCTTTTAATGCGTTGTTTGCACTTGCTTTTCTTTCTGTTCTTACATTAAATTTTTCAATTATATAATCACCTGATTCCTCATAAGTACGACGAGCCATTTCATCGCCTAATACGTTATATTGTGAAACGTCTCTTAATGTAACTTCCTTTCCTTCATTATATTTAATTAATGTAAAGAAGTCAAGGTCTATTTCTGCATCAGAAATATCTAATACTGTTAAAACAGGTGCTAATTTAAGTCTATCTGCACCAGGAGCGTTAGCATTAGTTGTTCCTGCAGCATTATCATAAAGTGATCTGTCTTGTAAAGCAGTAACTAGAGTTTCTGTAATTTTATATCCGACTGCTTTATCGTCTGGAGAGTCTGAGTATTTTTCAACAATTAAAGATTGAGCTTCTGCATAAATGAATTGGCCTTTTTGGAAAATAATACCCGGTGTCGATTGGATACCATATGAATAACCAACTCTCGGCGATTGTGTTGTAACGTTAATTGTATTTAAGTTAAGAGTTGTGCTATATTCATCTTCGCCAGAAAATCTACGTTCTGTGATAGTCAGCAACTCACCAGAGCGAAACTGTGTATTAACTTCGGTGTTATTGATATATTGAATATAAAATGTGTTTAAATCAGGTGGGCGAGTAGAGAAACCACGTGATGCTTCTACAATACGTGCTTTAAGACCACTATCACTACCTTCAATCTCATATACTAATTCAACTTCAACATTATCAACACCGCCTACTGTGTCTAACGCTTGTCTACTAATATATTCTCTTGGATCAAATCCACCTTTGTCTGCTAATTTAACATATTGCAAACCGTTAATTTGTGCAAAGTTACAACCTTTAATGATTGAACCTTCTTTAAAAATATTATCTCCAAATGTTTCAATTTGGTTTTGCAACATTGTTTGCAATTGAGTAAGTTCACGTGCTTGAAGAGCGTATCCTGGTTTAAATAAGATACGATAAAACTGATCCTCAGCATCAAAATCATCAAAATATGGTGCAATATTTAAGTCTGTATTAATAGGCATTTACGGTTTCCTTAAAATTCCAATACCAGTTTGTATTCTTCACGTGATTGGTCTGTTCTTGTTAGAGGTGTGATATCTTCCATAAAGTATAATACGCCAGAGCGCTGCACATATGGAGATTCTACAACATTATCTTCTATAGGTGTATTTATCTGAATTGCAGTACCATCTAAAGTTAATAAAGGATAACTTAAATTTAAAGATGTTTGGCTAGTACTATCTGGGTTATTAACATACGGGCCAATATATTCTGAAATATAAAATGTATTTGACGTCTCATCAACTTCGTGAATTTTTCCAGAAAAAATAACGTCATTATTTGCGTCTACTTGAGTGACTAGAGTATCGACAGATAAGATATCGTATGATGAATCTGTAGTGACTGCAATTCTATTATCGAATGTTTCTGGGGATGTATAATTTGGTGACGTATTAGCCCACGTTGGGTTTTTAATAAGCCCAACTGTATTAAACGTGTTTGTTGCTCCAATCAATGAGTTGTTTGTTTCATTGATATATGCATACATTAAAATTCTTTTTGCTTCTAATTCAGCAATAAGGTCTGTGCCATGTCCACCTTTTGGTGAAAGTATTGGTCTTAAAGTTGCTCTAACATCTACAGTTAGTGGATCATCTGGATCAAAGTCGTATAATGGATCTTTAATAGTAGCTGTAGCATTATGATATCCATCGCCAGAACTGTTTATTTTAATTCCAGTAATAACTTCATCTTCAACTATGGAAACAGCTTCACAGCCTGTTCCGTCACCTTCGATTATAACGGTTGGTGTAATGCTAACTTCTTGTGTTAATTCAACGTTAGCCGTATCTCTTGCGCCTGGACTGTTTATAACAGGCTGACCTTTTAAAGTAAATAATCCGCGGCCTGACCCTGTATCATAAACATATTTAGAAATTTCCCATAAAACTGTCTGAGGTCCTGATAAAACAATTGACATTGTCATACCGGCATAATAATTTTGAATTTGGCTTAATCTATAATCAGCGGGTGTTTCGACAGTAACAATGTTATCAGCCTTATTAATACCATAAACAGATCCTTCATAAATTGCTGGATATCCAAAATTTTCAAGACCATTAGATAATTCAATTTTATTAATTGGAGATCCAGTAGTGGTTGGCAAAGCAGCACTATTTGCAGTATCAAATGGATCTAATATAAAATCTCCCATAATAGGGATATAGCCTACTGCATTATAGGCTTCAAATTGAGCCGCAGTAATTCTAAACATATATTTCCAAACATAGCCGTCAGTAAGAACAGAATAAATTTGATCTTCGTTTGTTATATCATATTCTGGGTGTGTTTGAACAGCCGCGCCGCCATTGTTATTTAAACATTTAAATACGCGATAGTCGCCAGTTTTATTTAAGTTTGGGCCAACAACACAAATAAATTTTTTGTCTGATAGATTTACTTGATCGTCATATTCATCAAATACCGTTCCTTCTTGCCAAGGATTATATTTAAACATAATTTTAACGTCAGTTGGAGCAACTTTTTTACCAAACAAAATGGTATTCATAAATTTGCTTTCGCTACCCTGCGCGTTAACAGAAGTGATTTTATTTCCGAAAGAATCTAAATTGTTTCCTACCATCATATAAAATTCGTTGGTTAATGCTGTATTAGCATTTTCCTGCGTTTCAAGAAAGAAATTCCTAAGAAGATCCTGCTTATATTTCGATGTCAAAATCTCTGCCATACTACCATTTTTCCTGATGTTTTTCTAATATTTATATTTAATTATCCACGTCTACGAATGGCAGTACGAGGATAAACATGTCCTGATGTTGGTCTATTTTTAAAAGCTGTTCTTGGGTATGCTGTTCCAGTGTCTGATCTTTGGTTAAACCAGCGCAAAAATAAATTTGGCGCACCTTGCAAACTTGTCCTGTCCATAGGATCATCAGTTCCGCTGTCTCCCATTTCATTAACGTTTGCATATTGTGTTAACCAAGCTTGAGCTTCTGCTTGAGTAGTACCTGGATAGTGTTCTAATAGACAAGCTAATACGCCGCAAACTTGTGGGCCAGACATACTAGTTCCTTGATATTTTCCTAAGTAATAACTCCCATTTCTAGGATCTGCAGTGGCACCAGTACTTGTATGAAGACTAGATTGTATTGCGACTCCTGCTGCAAATATGTCAACAAGATCTCCGCAATTAGAAAAAGTTGCTTTAAACTCTGCTTGTCCGTTATCCGTTGCCCCAACGTTAATCACGTTTTCTACGGCTGATCCTGACTGATTTCCCCTGTTAAGATACCAAGTTGCACCAAATCCGAGATAAGTTGCATAAAAAAAGTTGTTATAATCTTGGTTAGTAGATCTAACGGTTTTAAAAGAGTCGTTTCCTGCTGAAGCTACAATTATAATACCATCATCTATAGCATCTTGAATATCTGCTGCCCTTGCACTAGACCAATAAGGTACGGTTGGGGATGTATCAGTTGCATAAAATCCGCGCGCTTGTAATTCTGCTAATGTAAGACTTCTTCCCGGATTATAATCTACGCCTCTATAAATTACTCTTGTAACTGGGCCAAAATCGCCATTGTTAAGTGTGATCGTTGTTCCATAACTATTATTTGTGACAGTTGGATTTCTTCTCCCGGTTGCTGAATTAATTGGTTTACTATTATGCCAAGCTCTAATATAGTCCCACATTAAAGATGAAGAAATACTATTTTGATTAGTTGAATATGGGCTTATGTTATAAATGTTTGCTTCTCTAGCCCATCCTTGAGTATTACCTGCTACCGTTCCTGCAACATGGCATCCATGATTATTATCTTCAGTTCTATCTGCTATACCATTACCATCGGTGTCAGGATAGCTAGGATCTACGTATGGAGTATAGACATAAGTTCCATTAGCCCCGCCACTTACTTCGTTTGTATGTTGCAACCAATTATATTGAACAACTCTTGTTCCACCGGTACCATCAGAATTAACTGCAAATTCTGGATGGGCAGGATCAATGTGCCCGTCTACAATAACAACGTCAACATTTTTACCACCGGTAGTAACACTGAAATCTTGTGACACGTTTGAAGTAGCATCATCACCCCAACCACTAATGTTGGCAGCTAATTGATGTCTTAATAGTCCCCAGTTTATATCACCTACATCAGTAAAAAAGTCTTTTGAAAAAACTTCTCCAGACGAGGTCCAACCGGACGGTTTAGTAAATAAATCTAGAATTTCTGCTAACTCTACACTGGCAACTCTAGGATCATCTAATATCATGAGTGCTTCATCAAAATCTAACATATAGTGAGTATTTCTACTTATGTTTCTTCTATGCCTAACACTTACGGAACGATCTGGAATATACAAACTTCCGCCAGGCGTTTCCATATCAGTATAGAAATCTTGCAAATCTTCTTTTCTATGAAGAGTTACGATCCATTCTTTTTTAGCCATTTTAAGCCTCTAATTGTAGGATCGTTAATGTTACTGTAACGGTTCCCGTTGAACCGGATTTATTTGTCACGGCTATTGGAATTGTTGTAGTAGGAGAACTTTCATTATTATAACCGATTGTAGCCGGCGCCATTGATACAGTTTGAGCTCCTGTGGTAATAACCTCAGCGATTACACCAGAGTCAACCGCAGGATCGGTTGTTTCTGTTCTTGAAGCGTCTGCTGTTCTTGAAGCATCGTCAGTATAAACTCTTACCCAAGCAGCCTTGTCCGTTTGAATTTTCATTAAAACATAGCCTTTAAATCCCGGAATGTTTATATCTGCAGACGCTGCATCAGCTATAGAAGGAGAGGTATTAGCGCCAGTAGTTCTTGAGCTTAACCCAATGCCACCGCCATCTTCAAAGGTGAAGGTGCCACTTCCGTTTGTGGTTAATACCTGGCCGTTAGTACCATCAGAAATTCCTAGGTCTGTTAATGCCGACGGAAGAACCGCAGGTTGGAAAGTAAATACACCAGTGCTGTTATTATATGCTAATGCCCCAGCACCTGTTGCTGATCCGGTGGTTACGCTAATATCTGTTAATGCTATACCCGTACTAATGTTTGAGTCGAAGGTATATAACTCGGTAAAGTTTTCATTAACTTTGATGAAGGCATCACGGAGTCTATCGCCTGTACCGTCATCTGCTGTAGTGCCTACATCAATTATTTGTTTTGCCATTTTTCCCTCATAACTTTTTAGTTATTTATCTTATTTCTATGGTTCTGCTGTCGCGTCAGCTCTTATATCTGTATCATCAACTTTATATGTTGTAGCATCCGCCCTTAAGCCGCCGCCCGCATATGGAACGTATTGATCTGGTCCAACGATGTAATCTCCGCCGACTTCTTCGTCTTCTTTGATACCAAGAATGTTTCTTGCGCCAATGCCAATTGGTACATCTCTTTGATACAAGAAATCACCAAACATTTT